AATATACACATGGGAAGTTTTAGATAGTCCGACACACATGGCTGTCGATGTATCAACAATAGATGAAAGACTTGGAGATATTTCGCGACAGGCAAATAACCTAGATATCCTACTGAACACAATTTATGGAAGTCTCGTAAACCATGCAATGGATAATCCTGATCAGTTTCCTATTATTTGTAGTCATGATATATACATTTCTAATTGTCCCGAATTTGACCCTACTGATCTTACATTAGAGGAGAATGAAAGACTTTTTAAACTTTTAGAAGTTAGAAGGATGGAATTAGTAAGACATTTAGAGCGAATAATTCACCCATTCTGGGATGGTACTGTTGGCTAATTTTAAATTAAAACACTACTTTGCCGAATTGCAAAGTAGTGTTATTTTTAACTTAGCTTAATCGTGAGCTGTGTAACCATCTTTGATCACCAACTCGAAACCATACCCCCTGATTACCTGTAGATGACAACCCTAGACCATTTACATTTATCGAGTGTGTTGGGATTACAGTAGTGCCGGGAGCGAAAGCAATGGTAGTGTTCTGCGCAAAAAATGTTCCTGGCCCACGTCTTGGAACAATAGAGGCGTTTACCCTCATTGGCGTCCCAGGAGTACCATTTACACGCCTAAGATTGTGAGTGTTAACACCCGTTCTCCCATTAAGATTCCACTCATTAACCCATCTATTCGTTCCGACTCTTTGCCATCTTTGGGTATAGATGGGGTGTGATCCGTGCATCCCCCCCAACCAAGGTCCACATTGTTGCGATGTTGTTATAATTCTTCCAGGTGAATGTGTTGTGCCTGTAAGAGCGTAATCTGTACTAGATCCTCTGCGCTCGTTTAAACTAAGTCCTATGACATTACTAGTTACCCCTGATGTTACTACCCATGTTGCCATTATTTACCACTTCCTATTATAAATTTTACTGCTAATATTCAATTTGTATAGCTTGATCAGAGCTAGACTTGCAAGAGTCAGTTTACCGTCATAACAAGGACGTGGTTCGACATCATATTCCCACTTATTCTGATAAAATAGTACCAGAAAGCGAGGTGAAGAGGATGAAGCTTAATCATGAATGTGTTAGAGATTTGCTACTGGCAATTGAATCGTTAGAAACTGTTCAACTGTTTAATCTAGCAGATTTTTACAAGAATCGACCAGATTTACAACAGTACACTTTTGAGACTATCTTCTATACCGCAGTGCTATTAGCTGATGGCGGCTATCTTAACGCTAAAGTAAGGCAATTCGTTAATAGTTCAGATGTTGATATTCAAAAGATTACTTGGAAAGGTCATGAGTTTCTGGATAACGTCAGAGATGATAAAGTTTGGAATAAAACAAAATCATCATTGCTAGAAAAGGTTGGCAGCTTCTCATTGTCGATTGCATCAAAAGTAGCAGCAGATATAATTTTAAGTTTATCGGGATTCAAATAACTTAAACTCCTTCCCTTGATACAGTGCGAAAAACCCACCTTTGTATCGAGGGAATTTTTTAATGAATTCGTTGATAGCTCTATCACTGATAACAGTAGGGATTATGCCCTCGCCCGCTTCTATCATTATTTTTTTGCCTCTGCGTTTTGCGTAAATAACCATCCTAATCCACTCCTATTTATACACCGTTAACTCAGCTGTAATCATTAATTGATACATCCAAGTATGCTCATCTATCTGCGCCAGAAATGGCTCACTTGATACTTGGATGCCTCTGAACTCGTAACTATCATTTCCGCTTGGGATATCCGCTTCAAAAAGCGCATGAGCTATCATATCAAGTGTTTTAATCGCCAACGCTTGATCTTTGGTTTTGATCCCAAACTCATAATTTAGTTCCTTATCGGCTATGCCGTTGTAAAATTCCCTAATTGTTTTCCCACCGGGCAGTGCATACAAGCTGATACTATCCTCAACATCAAGAGCACCGACTGTAATCGGAAAAGGCAAATCTAGCTGATCAACAAAACTATGTAATTGTGTTGTGAAATCTAATGTCATAATAAACTACCTCGCTTATTTCAATCCACACACCAAGTAAGGTGTGACTCAAAACTTATTACAATAGGCTACCTCGCTTAAAGGTTCTCGCCCAATCTTGACCGTAGCGACTCTTAGCTTTCGAATCCCAACGACTGCCAGTGCCAGCTTTTTTGTAATTGCGAATAATAACCCATTGGGAATATCCACGACGGAAAGGACGGCTGCCATGAAACATCGCTTTAGCGTAAGGTGTACGCCAATGGATCTGTTGCCCTTTATTGACAACGTGCCCAGTCTGGCGTAGTGCTGTAGTCATCCATGGTACAAATTGATTCATATCAGCTAAGGCTTGGTTCGCCATTGCCATGCGCCCTAAGTTCATACTTTGCTTTCCGAATTTTTTCTCAACACCCGCCAAGTCAACATGTACACTTGTTTTAACTCCCATCAAATCACCTCCAACTCAATAGACCATAGAGTGTCATGATACGGTTCTTTGTTTTTGATAATTTTCTGGATGATGTATTCTTTGCCATCCATTTCTACTTTAGATTGCTCCTTAAAGTCAAGAAACGGTGTAGTGTGAGAAGCAACACAGAATATAACTGCATTTGCTGTAACTACCGCCTCGGTTTTATTCCTTTTCCAAACCTTTGAATAGTCAATCCTGACATTGCGAACGGTAACTGGATCAGCGTACTTTACTTTTCCAAATGTATCCTTTTCACCTGTATACTCATGATACTCAAACGAGTCTACTAGCCAATTAGGATCAACTGTTAAAGCTGCTCGTTTCCTTCTACTCATTAGCCGATCCCCCTTGACAGTAAGCTAGTTTCTTCGAGAAATATATACGCATCCTTGCTCAACAAAGTTCGCTCATCTACTTGCCCTGTGGCGTTAATACGTGCTACCTTTGCAACACTGATCCGCCCGATCTGCTGTTGCTGTGGCTCGTTGTTGAGTGACTCACTTGTGAATCCACCTAACTCCGAAAAGTACTCAATCTGAGCAGCAACAGCTTGTTTAAATGCATCTCTACGCCAATCGTAGTCAGTTTCTAAATCAGCGCGATGGTAAAATTTGCGAGTTACATGGTCTAGCACATAACTTGCCCTTTTTAAATACTGCGGAAATGCTTTGAATTGTCCTTCAATTTCATCAAATCCAAACTCAAGATATTCAGCATAAGTCAGGTATTCACTTCTTTTTCTTTGCTGGCTGCTTTGGTTTAGCTGGTGGTTCTGGTTGAGGCTCAACTTGCTCACCGCCTTCGGCTTCTGTTGGTGGCGCGTCTTCAACTACTGCCAGCGGTTCTGTTGGTGGCTCATCCTCAATCTGAATAATAAAAGGTCTTTGACCTATATTTTTATCAGTTGATAATGTGTTAAGTCGTTCTTTTGATGGGAGTTTATCCCCCTCTCGGGGGAATACATCTCCGACTTCATAACGTTGTTTTGTTTCTCCGTCTCTAAAACTCTCAATTACTTTATACATAACTTACCTCCTGAATTATACTACTTCTTCATATGATACATAGATCGCTATCGTTGCATTGTCGAAAACAATCAAATCATAGTAGTTCAACCCTTTAATCGTATCACGATATCCATCTCTGTCACTTGATGCTGGGATAATCGTTACATCATTAAACTTCTCAATTGGTGCAGCTACCTCTAACGGCACAAGAATGAAATTGATTATCTTGCCATCGACTACTTGCAAACGAGATTTAGGTACTTGAATAATAGGAATTTCGTTATCCAACATTCCGACTCGGCGATCAATACCATTAATCTGCATAGTGTTGGTCGTAAACGTCTTACTCACTTTGTCATTGTTTTTAAGATTACGGTAATAATCCGATGATACGAACATAACCATGTTTCCTGTGATTTCCTGATCTGTCATGTATTGCTCTGCTGCGTCGAAAGCAGTTAGAGAGTTTGCAGTTGTAATAGTCTCTTCTACTTGCTTTGCGCTATGCTCAACCAATCGCTCGATTGCTGTAATATCCTTTTGCGGGATAGCTACTTTTCGAACATGCTCCTCTATAACGATGCTTGTATCATAAGCACCGTTTTCCATTTGGTCTAAAGCGTCAAGGTCGTAACCCATCCAGATTTCATACTCTAGTTTCAATGTTTGCTTAGTCATTGTTACTTTAGCACGCGCATTATCTGCATTACGTTGGTAGGCTATTTGCTGAAAACCAGAAATTTTGTTAACTCGAACCTCGTTTGCTCCTACAAAATCAGACTCTTGGATATCTTTTGCACCCATTCCGAGTACATCCCAAACTTTACTTTCGACTCTAAATTCTTTATCTACTATTGCTAAATCTTTTTTATCTAATGCAATTGCCATATTTTATCACTCCTGTTTTTTTGCTTTGGCGACATTTTCTTTCATTCTATCTCGCCATGATTTTTCTCCTGGTGGCGTTCCTTGCGGATTCCCGCCTACTGTGATTTGCGGTGTCGCCGGTGGCGTTGGATCAGCTTCTACACTCTCAAATAAAAACGGATTATCCGTCTTGATTGTTTCAAGTTGCTTGTCCATACCTTTTAACATATTACCATCTAGCGCTAATTTTTCTGCATCAAGCAAAGGTAGTACTGTTTTAATGTTCTTCGCTTTCGCATTGGTTAGTGCCAGTTCAATAGCTGAATCTGTTTTTGCTTGGATAAGTTTCTTTTCAGCCTCAGCTTTATCAGCGTCATATTTCGTCTGCATTTCTGCAAGTTGAGTTTTGAGCACCTCATTTGTTTCGTCAGACTTCTTCAAAGTTTCAATATCAGCATCACGCTTAGTCAAAGATTCCTCTAAACCAGTCACCTTCGTTTGCACTTCTGCTAACTGTGTTTCCGACTCTGTTAACTTAGCTTTGGTTGCTGTGAGTGCCTTACCATGTTCAGCCATGATACTGTCTATTGTCTCTTTTTCAATTCCTAAATTTGTTAAAAAATCACGTTTCATATTTTCCTCCTACACAGTTTTTCGTGTTGCGGCACGATAGGATAAGCCATTCTTTAACGCCTTGTAGCAGAAAGGCGATTTTTTTATCTCTTTAATTCGTCACGTATGATACTTGATCTCGGTGTAAATAACCTTTCTCTATGTCTGTGATGAGATAAAACGCCGGGGAATCTATTTATCAAATCGCTCAGCTCTTTTTGCTGCTTTGAAAGAAGATTTT